AGTGGTATTACGGTTGTCACCTTGCTGATCTCTCTCGAGACCAATCACAACATCGGATGTTTGGGCGATACTTTGGGAGCCACGGAGATGACTAAGACTAGTCGTAACTCCATTTTCGTGGCCTTTGTTCCCTTCAAGGCGGCGCAGATGTGCCACCATGATGAGACCTACGCCTGTTTCTTCAACAAGTGAGCGTAGCTTTGTAACCATGATATCGAGGGCTTTACGGTCATCTACATCGAGACCCGCAACAGCAATCGAGATATGGTCGAACACAATAAAATCACATTTAAGACCCACAGCCATGTATCGGAGCTTTTCTATAAGCACCTCTGGGTCGGTAGAACCGAAGCTGTCGTATAAATGTAATCTGTTTGTGCTTGTGACGGCATCAAATGCCTCACGTAGTTTTCCTTCATCAGTGTCAGAGTTGACATGAAGGACTTCATTCATATGGATGCCCAGAATACCCTGCATCGTGCGACGCAAGCCTTCCTCGAGCATCATCATACCTACGGTCATCTCTTTATTCATAAGAAGGTCGTAGGCGATCTCACGGACGAATGCCGATTTACCGACGCCCGTACCCGCTGTAATTGTAGTCAGCTCCCTCAAACCTAAACCGTAGGTAGGAATATTTAATCCTGCAAATGGGTAAGGAACACGGAAGCTTTCGTTACTGCCTGAGACCTCTTCCCAGAGATCAGCAGCGTTCACAATGCCGTCTGGACGGTACTGTTTAGCACTCCAGATAGCATCAATAACCTCTGAGCCACGACCAGCGACTAACATATCGCTGGCATCTTTCAGGGGTAGGTGGGCGATATGGGCTTTGCCAGGGGATAGAAGCTTTGCACATTCGTGCGCTGCGTCCTGTCCGGCGGTGTCCATATCCATCATGAAGATAACCTTCTCGAATTTCTCCAAGAAGGATATACTTTTACGTACAGACCGAGCTGCACCCGCTGATCCATTAGGAACGGATACAACTGGATATTTGTTGTTCTGAAGCTGTGATATCGAGAGGGCATCTAGTTCCCCCTCGCACACCACTATCATGCGTCCTGTATCACGCCAAAGCCAATCTCCGTAGAGACCGATGTTCTTGGAGTCACCAATCCAGACAAATGATTTATCTTGGTATCGAACCTTAGCTGCTATGGGTCTACGTTTTGAATCATAGTAATACGCTAGGTGTGCTGGCTTCCCAGCGTGATCACCGAGTTTATATCCCCATTTTGCACAGGTGTCCTCGGTGATACGCCTTGACGCAATAGCTCTCGTTTCGCCCGTGACCTTGAATACTTGGTTTTCACCTTGGTCTTCTGAGGTCGATAATGGGGCGACCCAAGACTTTTCGCCATCGGATTGCTCTTGCTCATGATATCCACATCCAAAACAAAAACCGTGTCCATCATCATATCTAGCTAAATTATCTTTAGAGCCACAGCTCGGACACGGTTCGTGGTTAGTAAACTGAGACTCTTCCATATCACTCCTTTAGCCAGTCCAAAGGAAGCACACTGTTGGAATATAGGTAGCCATTACGGTCTGCCCACATTCCATACGTCGTCTTCGACTGCTTGGATATTTTTTGATTGGCGTTTGAAAAGATGAACCTGATGTCTAGATCAGGATGCTGATCTTTGACCAAAAGCATTTTCTGACGGTCTGCTGTCAGGAAGCGGCCTTTGGTCTCGATAATAATACCGTTAGGCAAAACAAAGTCTGGTGTATATTTGGCCTTCTTTGCAGGACGTAGGTACGAAATTGATAAACTTTCATATTCAAACTCTACGCCTTTTTCGAGCAGCTCTTGAGCTATACGTTCCTCAAGGCCTGATCGGTAGCCATGCTCTGTTTTTGATGCCCACCCGCCACTATTAGTAGAAGTCGTCTGACTCTTTCGACGTAGTGTCGGCATCATCACTCTCTTCAGTTACAGGTGTGTTAGCGGTGTCATTGAATGTGGCTTCTTCACCTTCACCAAAGGGGTTTGCTTCACCTTGCGGCTCAACAACTTCTTCGATCAGTACGCTCATCGGCTGAAGTGACACGCCTTTTTTCTCCGCATTCCAGCAGTAAACCTCGAACTGGACTTTGATGGCTGAACCGCCACCAATCTTGTCTGTTCTGCTATCTGCATCACGGAAGAAAACTTTTGGACGACGGTTCCACAGCTCACCCTCTTTATTCATCTTATTGGCTACACGCATCTTGATGATAACGTCGCCAGTGGGTTCGCCTGTCTTCTTGTCCTCGTCCATTTTCCACATGGTATTTTCGTTTTTGCTGGGAGCTGATCCTGTCCACTCTTTGTAGACTTGGGCTAGCTCTGCCATCAGCTCTTTCGCTTCCTCAATAGGAACACGGATGTCTGCTTTATATTGGCCTAATTTATTGTACTTCGTATCAGGACGGACAAGTCGGGGGTAAAAAGCTTTTCCCGTCATGGTCATGCCTGAATACTTTCCAGATTTTTCATTCAGATATTTCATCTAAATCCTCAATTAAAAAGAAAGTTTGTGAGTAGCCCGAGATAAACTGGAGCTGCTTCTGTGTTAGGACTAATGATTGGACGATGAGATTATCTTCATCTATTTTTTCGCCAGCCTCTTTATCTTCGGCAGTGGCTTCTCTGATCTGCATCAGCATGAATTTATCATCTTCAATCATGTACCCCATAAGGGTAGGAATACAGTCCTCGTGAGTGTCATCACCCACTTCATAAAGGTTAGCTAAGGTCACATCGATATCTTCGGTTGTAGTTTTAGCTTTGCTTCTGAAATGGATTACGTTGTCAGATGTCATCGAACATCCTTTGTAAAAAATGTTCACAGGTGTAAGTGTCTGATGCTGCAAGTGCAGGGTACAGACGCTCGAAAGTCTCCTCGTTAATCCCTGCTATGTAAGGGCGGTTAACGAAGGCGTTGCGGATGATTTCCACAACAGGGTGTAGTTGATCAAACATATGAGTCATTTCCGAAGGTTTCCTTCTAGTGTGGGCGGTAAGTGGTAAGGCTCTTGCATATGTAAGTATTAAGAAAAGAAAAACTCACTGTCTAAGACCCCGTTGATATCAAGATCACCTTTGTCAGGATACAGATCATGACTGAAGGGTAGGGTTTGGTATAGGTCACTGAGCGGATCACTCTTCACATACATCTCAACAAAGCTAGGTTTAACACAGCTCTCGATGAACGTAGGCATATGGGCTGCGTGGACGCCAAAGCTGTCGTGGATCATTGCAAAGCTCTTGATGCCTTCCTGAGTTCCTCTGTTGACCGCCATGCGTAGATGGGTAGCATCGAGGGAATGCACAAAGTTTGGTGCGACTGATAAAGCCATGTCTTTAGAGTCGAGCTTTGCTGTCTCGTTATAATACGTAAGCCTAACCCTTCCGTTCATGTAAGTATCTTGGCGCATTTGTTTCTGCCCAGCTCGATATTGGACAACCTGAAACCCATCAGGGGTAACCCAAGACATCCGCTTGTCATACCCTTGGCACTCCAGCTTGTTGTGGTATTTAGTCCATTCTCGAGCAACTGATGACAGCCAATCCATAGCGACCTTACCTTTGACCACGACCTGATCGATAGCTTGCCAGATATATCTAGCCAGCATGATGACCATTTCCTTGTCCTTGCTCTTGTCCCACATACGTTGATGCCCAGCCTTGAGCTTGTCGTCGTACCCTTCTTGGGTGTACTCCATGCAGCTTGAGAACTTACCAGCGTAGGGGATGACCATTGTCTGACGCTTTGTCATCTTCCTGTCGATCCCGAACTTGACCCATAGATGTGCTTCAGGTGTACCGTCAGCTAGCATAAGCTCCTTGGTTACATCAGCCACATCTTGGTAGATGTCCTGCCTAGGTAATCCTGGAATAAGGTTTACACTACGTCCACCGACAGAGTCTCGAAGCATTGCTGAGTAGTGCTGTAGGCCACTGCAAGTCGCATCAACATGGCAAGGGAAGTGTGAGTGGAAAGGTTGACCGTTAGCGTTGGTCTCGACAAAATCTGCCCATTCCATAGCAAAGCTCAAGAACATGAATGGTTCATCAGCATCGAGCCACTCTTGGTTGTTACGCCAGTCCCTGCCACATTTGATGATCCAATCCTCGTTAGCCACGATCCAGTCAGCTCGGTCTTGAAGGGATACCTTGTCATTACCCCAAGCATTTGCCCCAGCAACTGCAAGCCATGCAGCTTGTTCCATGTCAGTGATCTCGACACCATCCGCAAACTCGAGCATTGATTTGCCAAAGTCTGCCGCCTGTGGGTTCAGGAAGGCTGGCAGCGGGTAGGCTCTACCCCTGACATCGAGGTTGTGTGGGAAGAATATCTCATGGAACGGTTGAAACTTACGTGCGATCTGTAACGTGTAGATGACTGACAGCCTCTTTGAGATGTCCTCACGGTTCCTCGAGCGGATCAGAAATACCTCGAGGTTGTGCTTCTTCTTCACCTCGTCATCAGTGTCATAACCTACAGGCTTGGG